GCGAGCCCTGTTGGCTCGCCACCTCGTGTTAATTCACCTCGGTCATTTCGACCGATTCCCTGCAGTTATGGAAACTAGAAGTAGGACAAGGACCTCACCCGGGTTCATTCATGCATTTAACTGGGCCCGCCTTCGGGCGGTTCCAGAAATATATGGTGATCCGTATGGGCCTCACTATTCTGCGTATTCAGAGAGATCTGAGTACTATGAAGAAATGACTCCTAATAGCACTTTAGGTGCTAATGGAGGTTCTTCGTCTGAGTGGAAGTCGTTTGAACATTATCGTATCAAGCGGCTCCCGCGTCAGACACCACTCCGCGTGTTCCTTACCGCCTACTACGACCACGGTTCATTGTGGAAGTGTGAGGTGGATGAGGAACTCATCGGGATGCAAGGCTGGACAAACAATTCTTGTTTTTCCAGTGCGCCTACATCTATGTTTGGAGAGCCGGGTTTTCCTATTAAGGATCTCCCTTTGTTCTACCAAAAGCGACCTCTGGATAACGGCTTCGTGCCGGCCCCAGAGAACCTTGAGGACCTAGAATCGCGAGCGATGAGCTCGATGATGCCAGGAATCAAGGCTGGTTTGTCGTCAATCAACACTCTCATAGAGTTGAAAGATTTCAAATCGTTGCCTAAGACAGTGTCTCATCTAGGGGATTTTATTGACAATTTGTCAAAGATCCCGTATGTGAATATTGCGACGTCTTTAATTAGACAAAGCAAGCTCACGATGAAACAGCTCTTCCGTGGGACGGCAAGCGGTTACTTGGAAGCCAAGTTCAACGTTTTGTCGTTTCTCTCTGATCTGAGTGCCCTTCAAAAGGTACTGATAGCTCACCAACACAAAACTGTTGAGTTGGTGGCCAGATTAGGACAGGTACAGGTTCGGCATTTTAGTGTCGACCTTAACGAGTTCCCTTTGACTTCCTCTTTAACATCTGACATAGTACGTGTTCTCGCTCCTTGTGGGCAAGAACAGTACATTGCTTCGGTGTTTCAAGGTCGTCGTACAGTGAACTCGAAACCGTCACGGTTCCACGTGGAAGTATCCTACAACTATTCGTTGTCGGACTTCCAAGTTGCGAATGCGCAGCTGCTTGGCCTTCTCGATTCCTTAGGGGTGTATTTGAACCCCAAGATCATCTGGAATGCCATTCCGTTCTCGTTACTAGTTGACTGGGTAGTCAACGTTGGGAAGTTCCTTGAAGGAATCTCCCATCGGAATCTCGAACCGAAAGTAAACATACTGCATTACTGCTGGAGCATTAAGCGTGAGCGTACCATTTTCGTCGATAAGACGATCGTGGATACGGATAACACGCAACCCGAATTCGGGAATGTTCAAGTAGTACCGTGTAGGTCAGTCGATGAGACGGCTTATCGTCGTCAAGTTGGTTGGCCTACTCCTAGCTTGTTGTCAACAAGCGGACTATCCGCAACGGAGGTTAGTCTCGGCGCTGCTCTCTTGATAACAAGAAAGTGGCATCCAAAACGTCGCTCGTAACGTTTAATCGAGCAAGTTAGATCGTACTTTTTACGGTCATCAAGTCAAAAGCATGTTAGCTAATACGCTAAATACAAATGAAGTGAAGGACTCTTCGGCCGCTGAAGTTGAATTCACGCGTCTGAAGACAGAGGGCCGGAAAACGGTGTTCGCCAAAATTGGCGAATCACCGGCTTACGAGCATCGGCTCAGTATTTCACATACTGAGTCCGGTACTGGCATCAACAAGAACCGTCGTTCGGCGATACGGGTGGATATTTCCACCCCGTCAACCGTTGACGCAAGTCGAGTTGTTGTGGCATCGGCATATACTGTAATACAGGTCCCAATTGGGGGCCTTACAGCTATGACGATTCCCAAGGATGCACTAGCGGAGTTGCTGACGTTCATCGGTACAACCGATGGATCCACGCTTCTCCACAACGGCACTGGGACTGGCGCTGCTGCTCTTCTGAGCGGTGGTCTCTAAGATCGAAAGATCAAAGATACAAAACCATCGTTATGGAAGAACCCTCTAGTTGGTGGAACAGTCTTTTCCAGTTCCTCACCCTTGTGCTTTTGCACATACGTGATTGGAAATTCTGGAATTGAATCAAGAGGCGGCAAACTAAGATTCGTCTTAGTGAACCGCCTCCCTTTTAACTGTCCCTACCCAACTGGTCTAACAGATTCAGGATACGGTCCGTAGTAATCTGCGAATGGTAGCTCACCAGGAGCTATATATTCGAGATTCGACCCTTTTACACGCGGAACCCATAGGCACCGTGTCCCACCTGGGATACTAAGTGTGTATGGTACTCCGCCGTAAACGTCGGCTTCCGGCTCTTCTAGCCAATGAAGTCGGGTAATCTGTCCGTTGACTATGTGGACTGGTACGATCACATTATAGACGAGGGGAAACCTTCGTCCTTGTGGTCGGATCGCTGCTAGGTCGCGATCGAACGTGTTATTGCTCTGCGATGACATGTTTGATAACTGTTGGACGTTCAATGGTATCACGGCGTATTGCATGCTCTTAGAAACCTTCCCCGAAAGGGGTGGTTCTTAAAGCTAAGATGATAGAAATAAAAATCATCGCTGCACTTCTCCGTGACGTTTCAAACGCTCATGGGTTGGTGTTTAACACTCGCTCAGTCCGATTAACACTTGCAAAAGTGCATGGTCGGCTGAGCACGGAAGGGCTTAGTTTCCTTACGGTTACTATGCCTCGTCTCGCGAAGGCCTTTGACAAGGCTATCGCAGGAGGAACACCGCTGAACTCTGTAAAGTGGGGGTTTAAATCCCTACCCAACAGTGAGCTCCCCATTTTCATGGGTGAGTTCTTTCAGCAGGTCCTCGCAAAAGACGGAGCGCTTCTTCCGAATCCGTGTCCGAAAAGCGTCAGAGTAATCCGGGAGTTCTTGTACCTATGGTACAAGTATGAACTCCCTTACACAGATGAAAAAGAACAAAAAGTCGTCCAGGCCTTTATTAAGACCGAAGACGACATTCGAACCTTCACACCATTGTTGGATTCAATCCGACGTTGGTTTGATGAAACAAGAACCGAACTCTCTGCCTACCACGGAGTCACTTCGCCAAGCACTTGTGCCTGGGGAAGACTCAGTGGAAGTACGCGACTGGGGTGTTTCGACGTCCCAGATTCGCAATGTGAGCAGCCACTTAACAGTGGATTTGCCTCGCATACAGTGGGAGAGGGAATCAATGCCGGATCGTCTGACCCGCTTGATGATACGCTACAAATGCGTACCCTTAGGAATGCTCCTGGAGATAAAGCCAGGGGACGTCCTATTGTCTCGCCATGTGACGCAAGTCACATTTCGTTCGTGCGACGGATTAGACAGCTATTGGATAGCGTCTTCTCCGTGTTTGATCCGCTTGACATCTATCCGAGACACGGCCCTGGAGTCGTTGCTACCAAGCAACGTCTCGGAGCCAAGTATCAATGGACTAATGTGTCAGCGGGAATCACAGACCTCTATCCATTCGACGCCTATTTCTGTGCGTCGAGCGGACATGTGTGTGACTCCTATTCTGGCTTTGGCCAGATCGGAACAGAGTCTTTACCGGCTCGAGTTATACTCGTACCGAAAGACTCTCGCGGCCCTAGACTCATATCTTGCGAGCCCGTTGATTATCAATGGGTTCAGCAGGGACTGGGTAGGGCCATTGTTCGTGCCGTAGAGGAACATGAACTCACAAAGTTCAATGTTCACTTTACCGACCAAGGTCCGAACCAACGCGGAGCCCTCTTGGGCTCTTCGTCGGGGAGGTATGCGACACTAGACCTCAAGGAGGCTAGTGACCGAGTATCCCTTGCGTTAGTTCGCCTCTTGTTTCCAAGTAAGCTTGTTAGTTACTTGGAGGCTTGTAGGAGTTCATCTACTGAGCTACCAGATGGCAGTATCTTAAACCTCCAGAAGTTTGCACCGATGGGAAGCTGTTTATGCTTCCCGATCCTTGCACTCACTGTCTGGGCGATACTCGCTGCTGGAGCTCCTGACCAGGATACCTGCGATGGTATCCTTGTGTATGGTGATGATGTGATTGTACCAACGGCTTACGCCGGGAACGCAATCGAACACCTCGAATCATTTGGTTTACTTGTAAACCGTGATAAGAGCTGCACCAGTGGACTCTTTAGAGAGTCATGTGGCACCGACGCCTTCCAAGGCGTCAACGTCACTCCAGTTCGAATTCGAACTGTCTGGTCATATCACCCTTCCGCGGATGTCTACGCTAGCTGGATCGCTTACGCGAACTCCTTCTACGATAGACAGTACTTCCATACCTACGATACAATCGTAGCGGAATTGTACGCCATTTATGGCCCAATTCCCACGAAGGAACATTTCAAGGCTTTAAGCCCTGATGGTCCTTATTTACGGGAAATACCCGAGTACCATAGACCCGTTAAACGTCGTTGGAACAAACGCTTTCAAAAGCATGAGTTCTTAGTCAACGTTGCGTGGTCGCCTATCGTTATGCAGCCAATGTCTGGATGGGATATGCTCCTCCGCTATTTTGCGGAGAAGGGCAATCCCTGTAACCTGACAACTGCTGATAGTATTGGTAAGTGGACGTTCTCTGGTATAGACCAGGTTCAGTCCAGCATGTCGGCC